AAAGTGTTCAAAAAGATTCAAGAATGAACATGGACAGCTTTTAAAAAAACACTAGTCATAATAATCGATGCTGGTGCTAATATGAATGAATAATCGTAAAGAAAATTGCAACGTAGCAATTGATACATAATAATGTAGTGGCTGCTTGTAATCATTTATTTTGCGTATGCTCTTTGAAGCAAAGTGCAGAATAATTTTGGAAATTTGCGTTCGATCTTCAGGCTCGTGTTCACTTTACCTGCCTTGCTAAAGCTCTATAGTTCTTTGCATTCATGGAAACGCGAAATGTCCGCTTATTTTCTGATTGTTTGTAGTGATATATGTTTACATTTATTATTTTTATTTGCAATTTTTGCAGCCATCTTTTTTGAGACAGCATTTTTATTATTTTTAACCATTGTTTTCTTTTACATCGTCCCATCTACCACAGATGAGAACGGCGCTTTTTCTTTCTCCTATAATTCGACGCGTACTGAAACGCCATCGGATCATAAACAGAAGTTCCTGATACTTTTCCAGGATTATTCTGCGGATTATATTGTAAGGGTTGTAAACCTAAGTTTACAGTATAAGGATCATAGTTAGATATCGGGGCTTGCACCTCAATCCTATCTATAACCTTACCTAGCTTAGGCATCACTTGTTTATTATATAAGGAATTGTAACGTTCAGGATCAGTTTGGTAATAAGCTAGAACGTCCCTCTTAGCTTGTTCGCCATGAAGGGCGTAATCTATAACTTTATACTCATTCTGAATCCCCGCTAAAACAATTCCATAAAAACCAAGAGATTTCTCTTTCTCATAAATATTAACAGCAAAGTCTAAAATCTTATTTCCATAGAGGACTAAGACTCCCGCAACATCCGGTAACGCCTTCGCCAAATCCTTCGCAGACGCGTTATAAATCGCGTCAGCGGCGGTTCGATGAAGATCGTCACCAAAATGCGCGTAAGCTGAATCATGAAGTCTGGAAAGTTGATCAAGTTCATCCTTAGGTACTGCCTTACCAAACTCAACCGACGATTGTATTTTACCGTCGCTGATATAAGGACCAGTATAATTAGGAATGAAAGTGACATAATCTCCCATTTAATATATTATTAATTATTTAAAATTTACGCCTCCTCCTGCCATGTATTGAATAATGGTTATGTAGATACATCATACATGTGACCTCTGGATACGGTGGGTCACTAACCGGTTTTCTCTCGTTTAACGTCCGAGCAGACCACTAGTGCTATTTAATTAGCAACTAGCCTCACAACCTAAAGCTTTAAATCTAAGCTCCTGAAGCCCTTTATAATAAACCAAGTCAAAATGACTAGGATATTGGGTTCGAAATTGCATAAACATTCTCCGAAGAAAATGAAATTTATGTTCATCC